ATGGATCTACGCCTTTGATATCTACGAACGCTATCTTGCTCCATGGCGTGGCAAAAAAGTAACTCTACTAGAAATAGGTGTGCAGAATGGCGGTAGTCTGGAAATGTGGCGCGAATATCTAGGCGCAGACAGCACAGTTATAGGCGTAGATATCAATCCTAAATGTCAAGGCGCAGAAAACACAGCAGAAAATATTCATGTGCGCATCGGCAACGCGAATAATGCACAATTTTTAACCGAAGTCACTGAACAGTTTGGCACCATTGATGTTGTAATAGATGATGGCAGTCATACCAATGAAGATATAAAAGCGGCGTTTGACTTTTTGTATCCAAAACTCAGTGCCAATGGATTCTATCTAATCGAAGACATAGGTGGTAACGGTGGCGGTGCCAGTGTATTGCATGTGTACAATCATCAAGCATTTAATTGTATTCAAAATACCATTTCATCAACTCCAACCTGTGCAGTTGGATTTTACCCTTCAGTGTTGGTGTGCGAAAGAGGCACAGTAAACTATAATCATAAGAGATACGGTGATCAATCACCAGTTGGCTAAATGAAAATAAATGAAATCATTCTTGAAGGTGGTTGGGACACAACTGTAACGCAGGGCACAGTTATCAAACCACAACTGGTCAAGACTGCACTGGCAGTAGTGCAGCAGTTTGTCACGGATTTCAATCGATACTTAACAGCTCACGGCCAAGGTCCTGTGGAAATGGGACGCCCCACTGGCAGCAGTGCATACTACCAACGAGACATTGAAGGCGACCCTGATCGTATCTATGGCGACATAGATCTGCAGATGATTGCTCCTCCAGTAGAAGGCATGACCTATGGACAGTTTACCAGTCACTGGAACAACCTAGCCAACGAGTTTGTACGCACACAGAATCCACACTATATTCACGCCACAGAAAGCAAACCAGGGCATCCTATATTTCAAGTGGGAGCCAATGCCTATGTGCAGGTAGACTTCATGTGGCACGAAGAAAAACTCAGAGACTGGGGTGCTGCTCGTGTAACTCCTGAACATGGTGTTAAAGGCCTACTAACTGGCAACATGTACAGCGTGTTTGGTGAGATCATGGACATGAGTGTGCAGCATGCAGGTGTACAATTAAAAATGCTGGACGGAGAACGTGTGCCGTTCAGCAAGCAAAAAGGTGTAGAAGTTGTAACTGTTACTACCAATCCCGCCAAGTTTATACTGGACACATTCAAGTTCTTGGCGCAACAGGCAGGCATACGACAGCCCAAGATACATCCACTGCTGAAACAGTTTGCTGGCAACGACATCAATGATGTGCGCATTGAAAAACTGGTCAACGGAGTGAAAGGCTTTGCACTCAGCTGCGAAGCCAATGGCATGTTTGGCACAGGCGACCTGGCTAGATTTCAGAGTGCCGAAGATTACTTAAATACATTCTGGGACAGATATAAAGAAAAAGCCATGATTGATGTAGCAGGCAAAAAGCGTGACAAGGCACAGACACCTGACGCTATTGCTCGTGCGGAAAACGATCGCAAGAAAATACTACAAGGGCTGAGTCAGGTACAAGGATATTTCCAATGAAAATTAGAGAAGTTATATTAGAAATGGCACAGGATGCAATTGATCAAATCGCATCAACAAAAAGTATAATTGCCAGCAAGATTAAAGAACTACCTGAGGATGCAGCTACACTCAGAGCTCTGCAGGAGATTGAAGATCTACTAATGCAAGTCAGCGCCGGTGGTAGATCAGGATATGTAGATAAAAAGTTAGAAGAAATTGATGATGAAGCTGTAAGAAAAGCTAGAAAAGCATTAGCCAAGTACATTCACAGCGTTTCTGCCAAATATGAGCCAAAACTCCGAGAAGAGCTTTTTGACATGTGGAAGAAAGATAAAATTGTTAACATTGATATGTTACTGAGTAAAAAAGTACATACCTTTGATCAAATATTTAATGGGTATTCTTCTAATCCGTTGATTAAAGAATTTGTTGATGATGTTATGGAGGAGAACTCTCTTGGTCAAGGACGTGGAGAATTTGGATTAAACGTTTTAAGTAAAAGAATTACCAAGCCGGGCACACACAAAGTAAATGACGATGGCAGTGATGATGACGAAAAGAAAAAAGGCGACCTATTGATCAACGGTAGAAAGATTGAAGTAAAAACTACCTTTGGCGGATCAGCGCGGTTTACAGATCAAGAAGTTGCACCGGCTGAAGGATATTCAGCTGCTGTACAGAATCTAAAAGTATTTCTTTTTAACATATTATCATCACCAAAGTTAAGCCAGTTACCAGGATTTAAAAAAGGCATTTCACAAACCGGATTAAATGGAAAACAGGCTTTTGAACTAGCACAAGCACTCAAAGGAGCACCAGAAGAAAAACAATACCTTGACCTAGTAACGAATGTTATCACTGAAATTTTTGGGGGTAAGGACGCTGATCAAAAGATGATAAACAAAATCATGACTGCTTTTGAAAGTGGTAATCTCAACAATTTCTTACAATATTACAGTCAGGCCAGTTTATTATACTATCTAGGACAAAAACAAGATGAAGGCGTTTTGGCTATCAACCTTAACAGCAAGAATTTTGTTTACTATCAAAACGCAGAAGATTTGGCAGCAGTTGGTCAACGATTAAATGCAGAAACTTTTTACCTGACTAATCTCAAAGACAAGCGTATGCCTTATCCACAACTAGAGGTGCAACCTACAACTTTTGGTGCAAACGCTGCCAAACAAGCAGAATTACAAGCCAAAAAACAAAAGGTACAGGCATACACACAAGATTTTGCACAGGCACAAGACCCAGTTGAAATAGAACAAAATTTACAAACAATGATAAGCGACCTGGCAGATGTATATAACATAACCGATCCGCAACAGATTCGAGACATGCTGAATGCTGCAAGTGAATGGGCAGGTAAACAAGGAAACAAACAAAGAATTGGTCAGGACTCCTTGAAAGATTATCTGTCTAAAAATGGTTTCCTTACTCCAAAACCAGCACAACCAGAGCAACCCGACGAACTAGACACTATTCAAAAGCTGGCTGGTGTGAAAAAGCCTGCTGCACCAGGATTGGCCACAGTATGAAAATCCGTGAGATCATAACTGAAAGTCGTATGCTGCGTGAAGGACGCATTGTGCATCCCGAAGACATGGTGATCGACGGCGGCATCACAGGTGCGCAACAGGCAGTGGCAGGACTTGCAGCCATGGCCAAAGGACAAGAACCTACCACAATCAAGTGGGATGGTTTCCCAGCACTGGTATTTGGACGCAATGTAGACGGACAGTTAGTGGTGGCAGACAAACACATGTTTGAAAAGAAAAGCGGCGAAGGTCGTGTGACCAGCGCACAGGCATTTCAACAGTATGATACCAACCGAGGTGCTGACCGTGCTGACCTGTATGGCAAGATTAATATCCTGTATCCAGCACTGGAAAAAGTTATTCCCAAGAGCTTTCGCGGCTATTTCATGGGAGACTTACTGTACGCAGGTAAACCCGCAGCCGACGATGGTATGTATGTGTTCAAACCCAACACAGTGACATACAAGGTCAAGGCCAAGAGTGCCACTGGCAAGCGTATTGCCAGCAGCGTGGCGGGTATTGCTGTGCATACTTTTATTCAAGACATAGGCGAACCAGATCAACCCTTGCAAGGACTAGGTGGTCTGCCCGAGGACGGACCAATTTGGTTTGTTACCGGTGAAATGAAAATGCCCAAGGTCACAGTGGACACAACCGCAGTGAACGAAGCCAATGCAGTGATCAACAAGTACAACGGCGCAGTGACAAAATTTGTCAATGACCTTACTGCTATGAAAGCCAAGGGCGTGATAAGTGCAATCAGTCCTTACATTACCAGTAGAATAGCATCAGGCAGTTTTGATGGCATGCTGGAAGGATTCTATCAGTTTTTGCCCAGCAAGCTGAGTCCAGCTGCACAGGCCAAACTGTTGGGCAATGGAGATGGTTGGCTGTACACAGAAGGTCGTGCAGGTCTAGAAGGCATCTTCGCAATCTGGGTCACACTGTACAATCTAAAAATGAATATCAAGCAGCAGATTGACTCAGGCATGGGCGGCAGCGATGTGCAGGCATTCACAGGCAATGACCCAGGCCATGAAGGCTATGTGGTAGGTGGTGGTGCAGACAAATTCAAGTTGATTGATCGATTGGGATTTAGCAGAGCAAACTTTGCTAAAAACGGATAATGCTAGAGTGGCTGCGTGAAGAATTAGTAGAAGCACGATTCCTCCGTACAGTACACGGAGCAAACAATCGCAGTGCCAACGAACTGGCCAGAATGATGTATTGTTGTTTACTCACTCTAGAAGTGTTGCGCCACGTTGACTCTGTAACAGCTTCTCGTTATGCTTCTCAAACCATTGTGCTACAAACATTCAATAAACTGAATCCGGGCAGCACAGATCTCTACAATCTCATGGTACTGCTCAGCAATCAATCTGACTATGAAGATTTAATCAAAACAAACTTTGATATCAGTCCGGGACTGTTAGAAACCAAAAGTTATCTAACCAGAGTGGCCTACAATGCACCAAGCAGTCTGCAGGATAGATTCATTCTAATCAACTTGAGCAAGTTGCTGAATGTTGACAGCACTGTAGATCTGATGACAGCTCGTAGAACCATAAGTTTTTGGGAACATTCTAAGCCCCACGAAAAACGCATGGCTGTGAAATTGATCATGTCTAATCTGCGACGCCTTGCGCCCGCTTTAGATATAATGGGTTATTTTGCTTCATTAGATTACTAATCACCCAGTTTTTTGCCACAATCATAAATATTTACAAGCGCACAGTCGCTACATTTTAGGAGAAAAATTATGCCAATCGGAGCAACCCCAAGCAGTGCTTACACCCGCGCAGGCGCAGTAGGCACATTAAACGGAACAGCAGGAACACAAGTAGGCGCTAGCCTCAAGTTTTTCCTGATCGCTGTTAAAGACAACAGTGCTGGTGCTATCGATCTTCGTCCAGAAGATGATGCAACCAATGAAGTGTTTGAAGCAGTTATTCGCGCACTGCCACAAGGCGTGCTGGCTTATTTCGCAGCCAATGCAGGCACAGGTGTTATCAGTGTTATCGTTGACGGTGTGAACGCACCAGGTGCAACTGAACTGCGTGACAACATTCGCGCACTAGGTGCAACTGTTGGTGCTAACAGCATTGACGTTCGTGGTACAACTGTAACAGAAGGTACAAGTTTCACAGTAGCTTAATTATAAATCGTTTGCAGTTAAGCGCAAGAAAGGCACTTTTACAGTGCCTTTTTTGTTGGCCGCTAAGTACAAGTATGATGAACACATTTACCTGCTATACTCTAGTAGACATTACACCCACTGGGGTGGTCCGGGATATTGTGGGTCAAGAACTGCAACGCAACCAACAGCGCAATTACGAAACTGTGCTACAGTGCATTGGACTGCGAGCACAACCCATTGACATTCACATGTTACCATATGGTCCAATGGAAAACGCAGATCTTGCCGGGTACGAGTTTGGAGAAATGTACACAGGCTGTCACAAGGTCTGGGCCTGCAATTTTGTGGTTGAACACCCAGATGTATTTGCCCATAACAATGACCCGATATACTATCTAAATGAAAGTTTCAACGAAGTGCCCGTGATAACATATCTCACGGAAACTGCCAAATTTCTACTGCCAATTTTCTACACCAGTGGTGCAATAAAAAACATCTATTTTAAACAAAGTCTGGACTGGTAAATATCTAACAGATGCAACAACGCACCTTATGGCATTTATTATGGCAAACACAGGCTCATTCAAGAAAGCATCGCTGAACTAGGGAAGCGACTAGATGTCCACAGATATTGAAAAAGAGAGCCTTGAAGCGCACGTTGAGCTGTGCGCAGAAAGGTATGAGAAATTGGAACACAAACTGAACGCAGTAGAAAAGAAAGTTGAAAAATTAGAAGAACACGTGGTAGCTATTCGCGAAACTCTAGCGGGCGCAGGCGACAAGCAGAGCAAGCAGATAATCGCAATTGGTACCGCCATAATCAGTGTTCTAATAACCGGACTGATCACTCTAACTGTGCATTTCGTTAACAAATGAGAATTGTGAAAATTCAAGGGCATCTGCGTGAAATCGCAGTGCCCATTACAAATGAAGAATACGACCTGCTTTTGAAATTCAAAGACCAGGCTGTGGTCACACGTCGGGATCTCACTGAAAGAGAAGCGCACATCGCAAACATGCTGACCATTAAAGATGTGCTGCACAGGAAAAATCAAGATGGCAACATCACATACAAAAAGAAAACGCTCTCGTAACCGCGGCCGCGCCCGCCCACTGCTGGACAATCCAGAAGTGGATCATGTGCTCACACATGCTGTTAAATTCCTACACACCTGGACACAACGTGAGTTGGTAAAACTGGCCAATGTTGGACAGGTGGTAATTGTGCCAGGACGCAACAAGAACAGCTACGGAATAGGCAAATATCAGATGCTGCGCCGCGGAGACAACTGCTGGACAGTGACACTCGATGACACAGTAATACAAAACTTCTTTGACCGTAGAAGTGCTGTGCTCTACTGTATGAACACACAAAACACTTTCAGTCGTCGGGCAGAAGAGCTGCGCATACAGGATGCAGAAGTGGCACGACTGTGGCAAAACAACGAATTTTATCAGCATAGCCTGCTCACTGCCCGCAAAAACAAAAACTGGGTGCTGCATGATGTAATGCTGGCAAGGATAGCAGAGATAAGTAGTAAGTTGGAGAACGCCCAAGATCTGCTGGAAAAAAGCCTCAGATGGGCTAAATATAATAAAACTCAGGACGGATCCCATGAAACTACAAGAATTAGGAACTAAACCCTCTGCTCGCAGAATGAACAAATTAAACGAAAGCCGCTTTGGTTTTCGCGTTAATTTCAACAATCTCACAGTGGGCAAAGCTGAAAAAATGCGCTACAGTCTGGATGAAAATCTAGCCAGCATTCGTCGCAGCTATGGCATTCACACTGCTGAAAGAAACCCAAAGTATATGGAACTGCTCATGGTTCGCGAAAGTCTCAGCCGCTGGCTGGATGAAAATCGTGAGCGCATGCTGAGCGAAAGCGAACTGGGCAAGAGCGAGGCTATCCTGGCTGCCAAGGACGTGGTAGACACCATTCAGGACATGTTGGAAGACATTGGTCGCATGCAGAACGAACAGATGCCTGCGCTGATGGATACCATTCGTGACCAGATTGGCAGCGAGCAGGCAGATGCATTTGGTGCATCCATTACTCCATTGTTGCAAAATCTGTATCAAAACATTCAGAGCGCACGTGAAGGTGCTGACAAAGCCGCACGTGGTCTGGCAGGTGAACAGGTTGATCAGCCAATGGGCATGGGTGGCATGCCAGGTGCAGCACCAATGGATGCAATGGGCGCACCAGCACCAATGGATGCAATGGCCAGCGACATGGACATGGACGAATTTGGCGCAACTGATGCCGCTGCTGGCGGTGAGGCAGATCTAGGCCGCGACAAGCGTTGATAGGACTTCACCATGCGCAT